TTAATAAGAGCAGCATTCATTGCTAAGTCAGCAAGACCTGATTCAAGTTCTGCTGCTGTTGCTGCGTATACATTGATGAGTGTTCCATCAGCCAACTTGAAGTTGACTTGGAACTTGGTTCCTTCTGTTGCCATTTGTTATTCCTCTTTCTGTTTGGTTACTAGGTTTCTTATATGTTCTCTTAAAAAAAATACTTCATGTTTTAACTGTTTGTTTTCACGTTCTAGTAAAGTCAACTGCTCGTGCTTTTGCATCCGTGCAATTAGTTCTAATGCTTCTTCCATGACTTCTTGGTTTGGAAGTTTCCAACGTTCTGTCATTTCATACCTGCTAACGGGTCATAAATCTCTGCGAGTTGTCCGCCATAAGCATAGCAGTAATCTTTAACTCCACAACTACCACACATCATACTGATATTTGGTAGGTGTATCTCCTGCTCCAGTCCGCGTGCGAACTGTTGGAACATCTCTGCCATAACTGGGATTGTCCATCGGTCCATACCACTGGCCTCTAAAAACAAACCCTTACGTGCTGAATAAAAGTAACCCTTGCTCGGTCTTACGCCATACTGCATCTCCATGCAGCAGGCATATACACCCAGTTGCATAGATGAATCGGGCATATAACTGCCAGTCTTAAAGTCCACAACTGCAAGTTCCCCAGCAGGGGTGACGACTATAGCATCTGCAAATGCTTTAATAGGTACAGTACCAAACATCTGATTGAATTCAATCTCAACGCCAGGTGTGTTGTCCTCTGATACCCACAATTCAAAGTGAGATTCCTGCCAAGCGTTGATGAAATCAAAGAACATTTTCTTACCGTTCTCATCCCACCAGGCTTTGTCTTCCTTGTTGGGTTTATCCTTTGATGTACGGCCACCTACACGCCAGTCAACTGGATTGGTGTGCGGGTTGCGTGCTTCAGTAGCAGCAATCTGATTTAAGAAAGATTCATCCCAGATTTTATCCCACGTCATTGGCTTCTACTTTCCCGAATACTTCTTGTTGTGCTTTGAGGAGTCCAGACTTTACATCCTCGTTAGTCTCATTGTCAATGAGCACTTGAATACGTGTCGCTAGAGCACGACGCATAATGACTTCACCTTCAACGAAGGCTTGCTCAAATGCAGCCTTGCTAATAATCTTTGCATGCTTGCGTCCCATTAAAATTCCTTATCTATCGCTGTAACAACTGTGGCTTTGCTATCGCAAAGGACACATCTAGCGTCGGTTGCGTAGATTCCAATTTCATAGTCATCGTCAAACTTAACTTGTACATTCCACCATTCGGAGCCACATGGACAGACTCTGATTGGACCGAGTGAACGATAGTCTGCTTCTTGACCTGGGGTTGATTTAATGTTTCCAATTTCGTCTCCCATTAGAACGGTACATCCGCGTACTTGCCTGCATCCTGTGTCTTCTTAAACTCTTTTAGCAGAAACAATTCTGCTGCTGAGTGGAATGCCTGTCCTCCGACAAACCACCATGCTGGCTCAGATGGTGCTTGCAACTTGCGTTCCAATTCCCATGCCTTGCCACAACGTACCCATGAAGCAAATGAACTAAATGAGCGATGCGCTACCTGTATTTCTTTATTTTCTGTGTCCATAAGAGAACGATAGCAGGTGGCTGGTAGGTGTCAAACATGCGCGACACGGCGTGGCGCGAAACTTTAATTTGCTAATGGGTTCCGAATGTGGTTATAATACGAGCGAAGCGAGTGCGATACGGGAGAGCCTTGAGGCTCTCGGATGGCGAGCGGCTATGGCGATAGCGAGCCAACAGTAAAAGGGCAAAAAAAATAAAGCCCCTCCGAAGAGGGGCCCTATTGTTATTAAGTTATTACACTCCTGGTGCTCTAATTGCAGCGTCAGCAGCAGCGAGTGCTGGGTTAACCGCAGGGAATGAATCACCTGGGTTGAAGTAGCGGTAAAAGACTGGTGCTAGAGCAGCAAGTGCTGCACCGCCAAGAGCCTTGAATGATGTTGTGTGATGAACGATGTACTCAGTAAGTACACCACCTGCAGCAACGTGGAACCAGAAGGCTAGAACAGTCCAGACCTTTGGTGGCACGTTAACTAAGTAACGATTTGATGCCATGAGTTTATCTCCTTAAGATGTCCACTTTGGACTTCCGAAGCCTACCACGAAAACAGGTATGTGACGCTTGTTACTTGACTGAAATGCTCGTGTCTTAAGCGCTACTTCTCCGCCATTGGCTTGGCTGCCTGTAGGTTTTTTATCGTTGCTAGTATTGCCTTCAATAGTTGTGATGGTGCCATCAAGGTTGTCCTTGACCACGATACCCACGTGCTCGATACCTTTGCCGTCAAATGAAAAAAAGGCTATATCGCCTGGCTTAGGCTTGGCAGTCTCATGGTTAGCCCATTTGCCCTGTCCCTGAAATACCTTGGCTCCAGCAGGCGTATAGACGCAATTAGGCATAGCCTTAAAGCCTATCTGTGCTGCACACCACATGACAAAGGAACCACACCATGGCTGTCCATCATGGCCCGTGAACTTGCCATAGATAGTCTTGTTATCTGGAACCTCAACCACGCCTACTTGGCTCTGAGCCTTGGCTACAAAGTCTGCTGCCTGTGTCACTGCTCTGACTTCGCTTTCATTACTTCAACATCAATCTTAATGAGTTGTTGATTTTCAAGTAGTTCCTCAACTTTGTTGATGAGGCCAGTCTTGCCATCGTTGTAAAGCGCATACTCAATGCGGCTCAACTTGTCCTTGAGTTCTTCTGTGTGCTTAACAATTGTATGTTTAGCAATCATGCCCATCCCTGCAAGCAGGGCTGCGGCTACAAAGAAATAAGAGTAAACAATGGTGGCGGTATCTGAATTCATGGCGGTGTTTCCTTTTGTGTTGGCGGTTAGACGGTACGGAATTGGCACATAATCATTCCGCCAAATCCCTTGAAGCGTCGTTCAGGTGGTGTCATACGGATGAAGGTGATGGACTCAATGACTCCACGTACAGTCTCGTCATTGGTAAAGTCTTGAAGTACTACAACATCGCCACCAGACTCAACAGTTTCTAAAGCCTGGATGCGCTCAGATGCTCCGCCTTCATACCCAGTTGTCATGTTGTATCTGTCGCCTTCAAAGTCGTAGCAAAGAAGGGGTAGGGTAATAATGCGCTGGCGCTTAACAGCAGGCAGTGCCTTTAGTTGGTAGCCATTAAAAGAATCCTCTGAGCCAACTGCTTGATTTGTCGCTGAGTTGAAAGTAAATCGCAGCGCTAGAGATTCTTTTGGATAAATGTCTTGCGTATCCATGCCAGTGATATCTTGAGTAAAGTCAAAGGTGTTGTCTACGGTGATGATGTCAACAACTGTTTCATCAGAGTTGACAACGCTTAGCGTAAGCGTGCCTTGCATTGGTAGAGTCTCGCGTAACTTGACCAACTCAAAGTGCTTATCCTCAAGGGTGAAGTAACGAATCTGGCCAGTCTGAAGGTAGCCTGATGAAATAAGGGTGGCTGCCTGGAAGTAAACACCAACACCAGTTACACCAATTGCCAACTTATTAGTTGAGCCAACTACGCATACTCCGACTGCCTCAGCACTTGATGCAACCTGAAGGTGGGTGGCATATGCCATTTGGTTAGGAGCAATCTCTCGGCTTAAGTCAATCTTGATTAAGCCAGAACGATATGTCGTCTTGCTACCATCTGTGTCAATGTAATTACTGACTGTGCAGTAGGCATAACGGTCATTAAAGGTGATAGACTTGCATGGCAAACCACTAAGGGTTGAGTCGCTGGCTGGGTCATAGCCATTGGTAATAACAGTCAACGGTCCATAGGTAATGTAGCCAGAAGATACAAAGCCTGACGTATCAATTGTGCCTACGCGTACACCTTTGCTTGTGCCAAATATCATGTACTTGCCAATGTATGAACCAAGGGCGTAGATAAGTTCGCCCTTTGGCATATCGGCTGCAGTTACTGCCTTGTTAAGAAGGGGGACTGCTCCACTTGTATCCAGGGAAAGACGATACACAGTAGAGGAATCCCCGACATAACCAGAGACATAGATAGCGTTAGGGCCTTCACATATACCAGTCCATACCCAGGCTGGGTTTGGATGGGCATAGACAGGAAGGTTGTTATTGCTTGCAAGCACGGCGGTACCAGTTGCTGTTGCCTCTGCAACGTTAGCGTTACTGATGAAGACTGTGATACGGGTGCTATCTGGTACAGATAGGACAGACCATGTGCCATTATAAGGAGAGCCAACTGATGCCAAGGTTACCTGAGAGCCAACTCCAAAGTTATGCGCTGTAGTTGTCTTGATGGTAGCGATGTTATTGAGCAGGCTGGTAGTTGCTACTGAGTAAGAAGTGATTGGCGTTACTTCATAGATGACTTGGTTAACGCAAGCAATGATGCGTTGCTTAACCCAGTTCATCTTGACAGATGTGGCAGTAGTTGGGTGAGTAAAGATGGATGAGCCTGAACCACCAGCGAGTGTGCCCTTATAGATACCAGTGGCATTTGCGGCGTAGTAGTTAACGCCATCTTGAGCCAAGGCAAGGATTGCTCCTGAGCCACCCCATGTGATGGTGGTAGTGACACCTGCAGCAGTTGTGCGGTACAGGGTTGAGCCACTGGCTGTTAGTACTACATCTACACCATTGGCATCTGTGCCACCAATAACAATCGGTGCCACACCAGTTGAAACTGTAATGTCTGCGTTTTTAGTTGTATCAGGCAATAGTGTTACTTTGCCAATGTTGAAGACATCAACACCCGCAGACCTGTTAAAGCGTGTGCCTACTTCTGGGCCAGTAATTGGCTCTTCGTAGCGGATACCTGCACCATTGTGGAATGAGGACTGGGAGCGAAGCCACCATCCAGTGAGCGTCTGCTCACCTGGTTCCTTCTGCTGGTCAATCTGTTGCTTGCGGTACTGGGCTGTCTCACGCTTGTATGGGTACTCCTTGGATGGGCCAAGAAAAAATGGCAGACCAGCGATAGCGACGTCATACTGGTTGCTGGTGTTCTGATAGGTAGAACCTGAAGAAGAAGGGGCGCCGAGGGTTACTGCTGCTGCTGGTTCTGCGATATGTAGGTAACCGTCTGTTGCCACTATTGCTCCTTATTCTAGAAGGTTCACCAACGTTCTTGTACGTCCGTGAGCCAGTTGTGTATATATCTGCGTGGTGGCCACACTGCTGTGGCGCATAAGTTCTTTAACGGCAATCAAATCGCCGCCTGATTTCTCAAGCATTGTGGTAGCAAAGTAGTGACGCAGCGAGTGAAAGTGCTTGGCATTTGGGCCGAGGATGCGACGCATCTCATCGGCTGCCTTCTTGGAAAATTTGTTAGGGTCAACAACCCATAAATAATCTAGCGTGTTGTGAGACTTAATCATCTCAGCCACAACAGGGCTGATGGGGATAACAAGGTCAGTATTACCCTTGCCTAAGACTGAGAGCATTGGGCCTTCGTCGGTCTCAATAAGGTCAACGCCACGAATCTTGGCTGCTTCCATTGCCCGCAGGCCTGCCATCCCGCCTAGGATAAACCAGTCTTTGTAGGGCTGCTGAGCCTCTGCCAGCAGTTTGGCATACTCAGCCTTGGTAACAGGCTTAGGAACACCCCTACCAGCCTTTACATCAGGCAAATCAAGGGCTGGATTGTTGTTATTGACAAGCCCAAGTTTGTTTAGATGCTTGTAGATTGAGCGCAAGCGAGAGACATAGTTGGCTTTGGTGGACTGCTTGGTAGCAGCCAGCACAACCTTCTCTAAGTCTTCTCGCTTGGCTATGGCAGGGTGTACGCCTATACGGCGGATAATCTGCCAATCTGTGCGTATGACGTAATGGCTAAAGCCACTGGAGTCATACCTGTTTTTTAACTGACGGTATATCTCGTCAAGGGGTACAAGGTCAATTTCGTCCATGTATGTACCCAACGCCTATACCGCATATGAAGCCAATGATTGCTAGTAACATGCCATAAGCATAGCACTAACTCTCTGTGGAGTGTGCTAATT